GTATGGTTCTGAATACTCTGAGCCATATAAAAGTCCATCCCGGCTAAAGCACCGATAAAACCCTTGGCGATAATATCATTTACGGTCTTTTCAAGAAACAATCCCTTTAGGCCTTTCAGGGTTGCGCCTTCGGCTTTAGGATTCACAACAACGTATCTCATGTCAGTTGGAATCGCTTCCTCGTTCATCCTGGTTCTCGCATCGGCATAAACATCATAACCTGCCGGAGCGGTTCCAGGAGTTCCGACTTGATTGTAAACATCGGAATAAAGTGCGTACAGGTCAACATCAACAGTATTCGCAAGCGCAGAAAGCGCAGGCTTAATATACCTTTCGGTAACCCTGTCAATTGTATCTGTCATTTCTTTGGCTGACCACTCAAAACTCACATGAGCCTGAGTTGCAACGGTCAGGGTGATATTGCTTTCAGCAAGTGCACTGTTGGTTCTGGCTCGTGCTTTGGTTGCCCTGAAAACATTTGGTTTTCTGATCCCGAGAGTTTCACCGTCTTTAGTGAGTTTATTCTCCCAGTCACGATATACCATCTTTGCCATGCCCAGTTGATTTTCTAACTGGCGCAGTGACTCTTTGGTTAAAATTGTTGAACTTACTATTACGTTGGTTGCAAAAGTCATGTCTTACTCCTTATATGCCCCTCCCTTCTTTTTCCTGCTTTGTTCTGGCTCGGTTGTATTCACCCTGGTTCATTTGCTCCAGAGTTTTAATCCCTCCGCTGGTTCCAGTTACAGGATTGATGGGTGCGGGTGCGTTGGTTGATTTTTTTGATTTTAAATTAGTTGAAATTTTCTGTAATTCGGCACCTGCGGACGCTGCATCCATACCAGCAATGTCATCGGCAATGTCCGGATTTTTACCCAAATAATAAGCCACATCACCTGCATTGTTCAGATTTGAAAAAACTGACAATGTTTCTGTTGGTATTTCAAGACCCTCTGTTACTTCATCAAAGTCTGAATATTTCTTTGCTCCTTCTTTGAGGGAAGCTTGAATTTTCTTATTAACCTGTGTCGGCTTTATTTCGGGGTCTGCTACAGGTTCATTTGCGACTTTCTTTTCTCGCTGGTCAAGTTTCCAATCCATTAAAGCTTCGTTGAACTCATTGTCCGTGTCGAAATCTTCAATATCTGGTTTCTCTGACTCATTAAATGCAGCCGCCTCAAGTGCTTCGTGCTTTGTTCTCAAATCAGCCAACTCAGTTTCGGCTTTTTCCCTTTTCTCTCTTTCCACAACGGTTTCCCGTTCTGCGGTACGTCGCGCCTTTGTGAGTTTACCAATTCGTTTTGTTACGCCGGCAGGGTCGTCCTCTTTTGAAAGGTCATCCTTGTCGTGTTCTTCGCCACCCTCATCTGAAGCGGGTGTAACTTCCTTTGCAGGTGCACTATCTCCTGATTTATCGTCAACGATAGGGGTAATAAAATCAACAGAAAAACTTTCCTCTCCTGTGTCAACTGTTCCCGCTAATTGCTGCGATGTGCTTGTTGCTGGTTCCATTGTATTTCCTTTCGCCCGGTCTGTCCTGGCCGGTAAGGGTTAAATAAAAAAAGCCAAAAGAATGCTAAATGCACTGTAGCCCAGTTCAAATTAGTTTCCTTTGAAATGAATTAATATTAGCCGCTTTCATAAGCCCGTTGTTTAATTTCTGAATAGTGGCTTCCTGTTCTGTAATTTTTAAATTCAGAACCTTCATTGCCGCTGTTGATTTATCAACGCCTTCGACGAGATTCTCTATTAAGTTAGCCATAGTTTTGATCTCTTCATCTTTGTTGGCACACTCATCACACGTCATTGAATATCCTACCACGGTTATTCCTTTCCCGCATCCCTGGCGGCGCTATATTCCTTCATACCCATATCTTTCAATGCTTTTTTTCCGGATACAGCTATTTTTTCAAGCTGGATTTCGATTGAATGGTCATTGGACTTCTGGTCTTCAGAAATTCTTATGGTTGTGATTTTACCGGTTCCAATCACGCTAACGGTATCACCGACTTTAAAATCTTTGATACCCTTGATTTTTTTAATCTGCTCGTTCTCTAACCGTAAACGTAGGCCGTAGGGGTATTTCTCACGGTCATAGTCCATCGGTGCTTCCATCGTTGTATTCTTGTCCCGTTTCCTTTTCGGTTCCTTCATATCAACTAATTTCATTTGGTGCCTTCCCTTCCTTGATAAGTTCCCGTATAAGCGCCTGAATAGCTTCTTTAGACAATTCTTTTTTCCTGTCATTCTCAAGACGTAGGCCGTCGAGCTTGGCTTGTTCCTGATCTCGTTTGATCTGAGCCATTTCAAGTTCTATATTCTGTAACTCCATAGCTTGCTGTTGGGCCTGTTGTTCGGCTATCATCGCCGGGTCTTCTTCTACTATCGGATTGCCGTTTTCATCTACCATTTGTTCAGGACTGCCCGGGTTATTCTCGTCCATATCATCTTCTGATTCCTGCAATTCAGGTGGGAGAAGTTTCTTTAATCTTGCAGCAATATCATCTGCTCTATGGAAATCTTGCATCTCAAACAAGAGATCGTCTATCATTGCAATATGTTCAGGTGGTATCAACGGTAACAACACAGCAAGTTTTTCCTGGAACTCTTCACGCTGGGTTGAATAAGATCCTTCGGCTGTAATATCAATATCATATTTACCGATTGTTAGATTTATTGGTTTGTTACCATCTTTTGCTATTTGATCATTTACCGTTATAACTTTTTCTTTCATGTCCTTACCAAGGATTTTTAATTGTGTCTCATAATCAAAAATCTCCGGTATCATACCGAGAATTATTCTGGCCTCAGTGACCTGCGCATCACTCAGGTTATCAATGTAAGCGAATTGACCTGTATCAGACTCCTGTTTTCTTCTTTGGATAGCGACACCTGACGTTTCATTGCTTTCTTTACCAAGGGCTGCTTTTTGGATACCTATCGTATCTCTTTGAGCCTCGGCGAGCATCATAATCATGTTTTGATTACCTGCACCTGCTAAGGCCCTCGCTTCTCTGTGCGGCCTTGCGTTCGGGTGGTCTTTATTATATTTATAAGGAAGATAAGGATAATTCTCATCGTTCGCCTTATCCCATATTTTTCTGTAGTCATCGGTCATACAAACATCAGGCATCATGTAGGGCTGTTTTGGTTGTAACGCAAGGGCTTCGGCTTCATTTGACCAAAAGTAATTCTCTAACCTTACTGCATCTTTTGCGTGACGGGCAATACCTCTAACTTCAAGTTTACCACTAACACAAAGCTGTTTACCCCAGGTTAAAACGACCGGAAACATATTTCCAGGAATGTCACCTCGTTCAAGAACTCTCTTCCCATCAACTTTGGCCCACTTAATCTTATAAGTAGCAACCGTCCGTGTATCTTTGATTAAGTTCTTGTCAATGTCCTCAGAGTCCTCAACAACCGTTCCGTCTTCAAACTGGTGTATCTTTTTTTCTCCAATCTTTTCTTTATAAAAATACTCGGCAACTCTTACAAGTCCTTCCGATTGCCAGTTCGCTGCAAGTTTTTTTCCGTCACGCTCGAAGTCAATAGGCTCATGTTTATATTTTTCTTTGTATTCTTCACCGCTAATTGCTGCCATGATAAAAAAGTATTGGCCATCCTGCTTGTCATCATCTTCCGCCCCAACTCCGTAATAAACAGAATACGGATCAGTTATTCTCTTGATAATAATTTCCTGCCTGAAAGAATCGTCTGAAACATATTTAGTAAGAACTCTCCACGCACCACGTCCACCAGCGGCAGCATGTAACCCGGCATAAGAATGCACTTTTCTTGCTTTTGAGTTACGTTGAACGTATCGGATCAGGCCTTCAATAACATCCGCTGTGTCTGGATCTGAGTCATCATCAACCGCTTTTACTTTAATCCCGGGCGTAGATAACCGAATATCACCGTCAATCTGATCAAGAGAAGTTCCCATTTTATTCATTGTTACGGTCAGACGGTTTTTGCCCCTCTGTTCGATTACATTTTTATCCCACTGTTCTCCGTTGATAAACTTTGTGTCGGCTTCCCCGGCTGTCCTTTCTGGTTCCTCGTTGATAACAGACCTGTCAAGACGCTGGTTCATTAAGAGAATAAACGCATCGTCGCTATGATCCGCTGGTTTATCTTTTGTTTCGCTCATTGCCGGTTCTTCAATTTGTGCCATTATCTGTGCTCCCTATATATCCTTACTAAATTGAGGAAAACCTCAATATTATAACTATCTGTAAATATTACCCAAAGTCTCATTTTCGTAGGAGGTGAGTATTAACGAAGTGTTAACCCTAGTTTTCATCTCGCCCATCCTGATACATTGCTTGATTGCCCGGGAACATATGTAGCCGCCTCGTTAAACATAACTGGTTCAGCAAATGTCAAAGCAACGGCATCGCCACTATCAGGACTCTTTCCCGTCCTTTTTTTAACTTCTTCTTTCTTTTCGAGCAGCAACTGAGTTGTGGAAGTATATTTAAATCCAACTGAAACTAAATCAGCCTGGAGGTAATCATCGTCTGGGAGCTCTGTTTTTTCTTCTGATTCAAGCCACTCGTTTAATTCTCCCCACATTTCAGCCCTGCGGTTTTTATACTTTCTTTGATCAAGAGGGGTACTTCCAAAATTTACAAGGGATATTTTCTTACCGTACCCCATTTCTTTTAATCTGTCATACATGCCTGATCCGCCGCCTCTATCAATAAACATTTTATCAACTGGCTCATCATCAAGAATCTTTTTAGCGTATCCAGCCTTGGCCATGTCATCCAGTTTTGAATAAAGCTGTATCCTGAACACCTTACGCCCTTGTCGTCTAACGAAACAAGTCTTGTCGTCCCCTTCCCGGGCAGGATCACACCCGACAATATAAGCACCGTAACCCTCAACTTCTGCCTTTCGGCTCCTGAGTACAACTTCTGGCTTGATTAAAGAATCGTGCCCTGTGGTCTGGAATGCCTCGCTGCTGGTAGCGGGATATTCTTGGGAAAAAAGTAGCGGGTCTTTAAGCTCTATTAATTTGTTTCTTCTCCACACCATCTGCTCAAGATCGACCAGCCCATTATCAGAATAAGCTTCCATGTAGTTTTCTTCGCTATCTGTGAGCATAAACCCACCTGGGACTTCTTCTCTGTATTCATCTTGCCAGTACCAGGGAACAAAAATAGCAATATATTTTCCGCTTCCGGCTTGAGCATCTTGCCACATATAATGAAACATATTACCAAGGCCGTTGGCTGTACTCTCTAAAATAATTTCTTCGGCTTGTTCCGCTGCCTGAAGTACGCCTGTCTTGATCGAATCGGTGTTTTTCCAAAATGCACATTCTGAGCCATGCAAAAAGTCAATAGTATCTGAACGACCTACATCACCGCTTCCGGCAGTTCCCACGCCGTACGCACTATCAAGCTTATCAAAATAAAGTTCTTTAGCGTTCAATAGGCTTATGTGCGGCTGCATCATCTCCGGGCAATGCTCATAATACCTCTTTGCCATTTTGAAAATATTGGCTGTAGCTTTGTCCTCATGGGTTAAAATAAAAGTTTTAATCCCTCTTGCTTGCGTAGTCTTATGAAAATATCTTCCCTCCACATAAGATGAACATCCCTGCTGGCGTCCTTTCAATAAAAGCGCCCGGACATAACCTTTTTCTTTTTTCTGAGCTTCGAGTTTAGAATGAATGTATAATTGGGCTCGATTTAAAACGAATGGGATTATCTTTTCTTTTCTACCGTCAATCTCAACTGCTTTCTTTATTCTGATCTTTAAGCAGCTTTTCGCATAATACGGGAAATCAGTATGGAGCTTCTTTAATTTAGTTATTTGCGCTTTATCCACTAAAAATTAACCCCTTGATTTTGTTATAAAAAGTCTCGATCCCCCATAGGGATAAGACCATTTTTATTATTCCAACTCTTTCAACCAGTTTTCCGGCCTGATCTTAATATCAGCATCTATTTTTTTATTATCAACCAGCCCTAAATCCCTTGCGATAATATTGGCGTTAAGCATGTCTGCTGCGGCTCCTGTGAATTTTTGATCATAAATTGTCTGCTCTGCTTCGTGTATGACTCCAAAAAAATCTTTGTCTTTTCTGTAGTTGCTCCATGTTTCATCCGATACTTTCAAATAAAAACAAAGCCCTCGTATTGTCATTGCCCGCATCTTGCAAACGTTTGATTTTGTTATCAATCCGTTTGTATGGAATACTTTTTGTTCTTTTAGTGGATGGTCTTCGCACCACTGGAAATATTTTAAACATTCTTCCCAGAGGAATTCAGGATCAGAGAATAATTTTTTATTGCCATGCCGTGTCCTGAATAACCAAAATTGATTACCAAGCCTTTGATCACCTGGCTTTGCTTTGGCTCTTGTCTCTTTAGGTTTAACCATCTTTTACCCTATTTCCATAAAAACAACACATTGTTGTAAAATTTCAACAAAAGGCGTATAAACTAAACCCCTT